TTGATCTCCATACTTCAAATCTTATTAAGATTAATCCAAGTGGACTTGAACCACAGGAATTTTTCGCACAGCTTATGTTGAATTTGGGTAAGGCACAACCTAACTATAGTAATGGAGGGACCTTTTGGGCAATGAACCGTTCTACAAGAATGCAGTTAATGTCTAAATCTATTACTTTTAATGCCGCAGGTGCTATTGTAGCAGGACAAATGGGTACTATGCCTGTTGAGGGTGGAAGTATTATAGAATTACCATTTATACCTGATGGAGATATAATCGGCGGGTATGGTTCCTTATATGTGTTGGCTGAAAGAGCAGGAGGACAATTGGCAGCATCTGACCAAGTTAGATTTATAGAAGATCAAACAGTATTTAAAGGTACTGCTAGATATGATGGCGCTCCAGTTTTTGGACAAGGATTTGTTATTTTGAATATAGAAAATGTAGATCCTACAACGGTAGTTGCATTTGCACCTGATACAGCTAATCCAGCAGATGCGCACCTTGCGAATTTAGCAATAGGTTCACTTGAATTGTCACCTGCATTTGATCCAGCAACAGGAACTTATGAAGCTACAACTACTAATGCTACTAATGTAATTACTGCTGTACCCGTTAAATCTAATTCTACAATAGTAATTAAAGTTAATAACACACCTATAGCAAATGGTAGTTCCGCTACTTGGAATACAGGAGCAAATACAGTTGAAGTTACTGTGTCTTATGGAGCATCTACGGCTAAGACGTATACTGTAACGGTTACAAAGTCATGATAAAATGAGGTGTTTTAAATGGACACAGCAAATATAGTATCTTTAATAAAAGCGAGACTAGGGATAACCTCTACTGTTAGAGATATTTATATAACAGCTATTGCAGATGCAGTAGTGAAAGAGTTAGAAGATGAAAAAGGTATTGCTTTAGAACCTGACAATGCCAACCATCTTCTTTTTTGTGTTGATTACGCTACTTGGATGTACCAGAACAAATCCACTGTTGATATTATGAAATATCAATCTGGAAGTGTTGGTGGGGCTATGCCACGATATTTACAATACAGACTTCATAATTTAATGATTCATAACGGCAGGTGATTTTATGACATATGATTATGAGTTAATCTTGATTCAAAAAGATGTTGATTATGACGAAGTAGGTAATCAAATACCTATAGAGAAAAAAATATCTATTTTATGTGGGAAAAAATCTGTTGGTAGAACTGAATTTTATAATGCCGCTGCAAACAATTTAAAACCAGAGATTGTATTTGAAATACACGGATATGAGTATAGCGGTGAAACAGAAGTTGAGTTTAATGGAAAGCGATACACCGTTATAAGAACTTATGAGGTGGATTTTGAGAACTTAGAGCTTACTTGTGAGGTGAAGAGAAGTAATGGCTAAAACTATTCAAGTAGATCAATTAGCAAATGAAATGACTGATTTAATAAAACAGTATACAAGTGATATGAGTAGTAAAATATCTATGTTGGTTGATGAAACTGCTGATGATGTATTGGATGAAGTTCAAGCTTTAGCACCTAAAAGAACAGGCAAATATGCACAGGGATTTAAAATATCTAAAAAAGATGATTATTATAAAACCAAAAGGATAGTTTGGAATAAAAAAGATTATGCGCGTGTTCATCTTCTGGAATTTGGTCATGCTCTGTGGCAGGGCGGACGTTCCCCTGCGATACCACATTTAAGGCCTGCTTACCAAAAGTATGGTGCTAGATTGCCAGACGATATTAGAAAACTTATAAAGAGTGGTGGCTAAAAATGACACAGATTGAATTGTATCAGTCGTTAAAAAGTATTGGTTTTCCTGTAGCATATCATCACTTTGAAGGTACTGAAAAAAATCCAGTACCCACACCGCCATACATTGTATATCTATTTTCTAATTCAGGCGATTTAATGGCTGATGATAGAAACTACGTAGAAATAAGTGATTTTCAAGTTGAATTATACACAACTAAAAAAGATTTACAAAGTGAGGCTCTGGTGCAAAATAAATTAAAAGCACTGGAGCTTCCTTATTCTAAATCTGAAACATGGATTGAAAGTGAAAAAATGTATCAGGTAATTTACCAAATTAGATTGATTTAAGGAGGATAAAAAATAATGGATGACAATAAAGTTACTTTTGGATTAAAAAATATACATTATGCTGTTATAACAGGGAAAGATGAACAGGGTAATCCTACTTATGGAACGCCTAAACCTTATCCTGGTGCTGTAAGTTTATCCCCAGATGCAGAGGGAGATCAGAACGTATTTTATGCAGATGATATAGCTTATTATGTTGTAGATTCTAACAATGGATATAGCGGAGATTTTGAAGCGGCAGATGTACCAGATGATTTTAAAGTGGATGTACTTGGTTATATAAGGGATAGTAACGGAATGCTGGTAGAGGTTGCGGATGCACAAAAAAAGAGTTTTGCTCTTATGGGTGAAATTAGTGGGGACACTAAGCAGAGAAAATTTATTTATTACAATGTTAATTCTGGCAGACCTACAGGCGATTTGAACACTAAAAATGATAGTACTGAACCAGATACCAAGACTGTAGCTTTAACAATGACACCTATTGAAATAAGCGGCAAGCAGGTCGTAAAAGGTAAGATTGAATTAAACGATAGTAACCAAGATAAATTTGATAATTTCTATAGTGAAGTTTTACTTCCTGATTTTACTACAGTTCCAGTTACAGGAATTTCTTTAAATAAAAATGCGACTTCTATTGCAGTTGGAGCAGATGAAATTCTTGTGGCAACGATAATGCCTGAAAATACAACAGATAAACAAGCCACTTGGTTATCTTCTGACACAACAAAGGTTACAGTTGATTCTGCTGGAAAAATAACAGGAATTGCAGAAGGAACTGCAACTGTAGTAGCTACTGCACATGGTGACACTAGTAAAATAGCAACTTGTACAGTAACAGTTACAGCACCTTAATAAAAAGTAAGCAAAAATAATTACATGTCTAAATATAAAAATAGCTGTATAAGTCTATAATCGAATTTTAATAACGGGAGGTAAAAAATGAGAGAAATAAAACTAGGAAATAAGGGAGTTAAAATAAAAGCTACTCCAATAGCGCTTTTATTTTATAAGCAGGAATTTAACGGTGATTTGATAAGCAAAATATCAGAAATGGAGAAAATTAAGAAAGATGCATCCAAGATGGATTTTTTATTTATGCTGCAAATGACATGGGCTATGGCAAAGGCAGAACAATTTGGCAACAAAAAATCCTTCCCCTCTTTCGAATTATGGCTATCTGAATTTGATAATGTAGATTTCTCTGACCAAGATACTCTTGTGGCGATATTGGAGGAAGCCACAGATGGGTTTTTTCGTGGAGCCAGGACGAAGCTCCCAAAACCAACAAAGTGATTATGAATCTATAGATAAAGATATTGAATTTACAATAATGGCTATGGCAAAAAGAGAGCATTTGAGTTTTGAGGAATTGAATTTATTTAGGTTGAAAGATTTCTTTAAATTCTCACGGAAATATGGAGATACTTTTGATATTAAGAAGAATAAAAGGAAAGCTAGGAAAAGGGCAACACAAGCTGATATAGATAAGTTTTATGGCTAGGAGGTGAGAATGTGGCTGAAACTATAAAAGGGATTAATGTTGTAATAGGAGCTGAAACCACAGGATTACAAAAAGCTCTTTCAGATGTAAACAAACAAGGCAGGAATATTCAAAGTGAACTTAGACAGGTTAATAAGGCTTTAAAATTTGATCCTTCTAGCACAACCTTACTTACACAGAAACAAGAACTCCTTGGCAAATCTATAGAAACTACTAGAGAAAAATTAAATAGATTAAAAAGTGTACAAGATCAGGTTAATAAGCAGTTTGAAAATGGAGAAATAAATGAGGGACAATATAGGGCTTTCCAACGTGAAATTGATATAACACAAAATAAGCTTAAAAATCTTGAAGGACAATTAAAATCTACAAGCCCCGCCCTGCAGTCTTTTGGAGAAAAAGCAAGTGCGGCTAGTGAGAAATTAAAAAAAGCAGGAGATACAGCTACAAGTATAGGAAAAACTATGTCTTTAGGAATTACAACTCCACTTGTGGGAGCTGCTGCCGCGGCTGTAAAAATAGGAAATGATTTTGAAACTTCTATGTCACAGGCGGCAGGGGCTTTAGATAAACCCATGGCACAAATGGGAAGTTTAAGAGATTTGGCTTTGAAAACAGGTCAGGACACTCAATTTTCTGCAACAGAAGCAGGAAATGCAATAACTGAACTTGCAAAAGGTGGACTTACGGAAGCACAGATAAAAGGTGGTTCTCTTAAAGCTACAATGGATTTAGCAGCATCCTCTAGTATGGATTTAGGTACTGCCGCAAATACTGTAGTTCAATCCATGGGAGCTTTTGGACTTTCAGCTTCACAATCTTCACAGGCTGTTAATGCACTTGCAGGAGCAGCGGCGGCATCTTCTACAGACGTACAGCCTCTTTCCGAGGGTTTGGCACAATGTGCAGCACAAGCTCATTTAGTAGGTTGGAGCATTCAAGATACAACAGCAGTATTAGGCGAGTTTGCGGATGCAGGAGTTGTTGGTTCTGATGCTGGTACATCTTTAAAAACAATGCTACGAAGTCTAGGGGCACCTACAGCTACAGCTTCTAAAACAATGGAATCTTTAGGAATAAATGTGTGGGACAGTAGCGGACACATGAAGAATGCAGCAGGGATTGCTAAAGAACTACAGTCAAAAATGGGTGGGTTGTCTGATTCGCAGAAACAGGCAGCAATGTCAACTATCTTTGGTTCTGATGCAACAAGAGCTGCAAGTATTCTTATGAATAATGGTGCTAGTGGCCTACAAAAATATACTAAGGCCACAAATGACCAGAGTTCAGCTTCTAGGTTGGCAGCAAGTCAAATGGGTGAAACTAGTAAGTCTATTGAACAAATGTTTGGTGCTTTGGAAACAGCGGCTATACAAGTACAAGGTGCTTTAGCTCCTACTATAACAGCTATAGCAAATAAAATAGGAGATTTAGCAACAGCTTTTAGTAATTTATCTCCAACAGCGCAAACGGTTATTTTAGCAGTAGCAGGAATTGCCGCCGCAATAGGGCCATTACTTATAGTTATTGGTGGTATATTGAGTGTTATTGGCACGGTCGCGGGAGCTATTGGGGTAGTTACAACAGGAGCCATGGCCGCCACACCAGCTATAGCAGGATTGGCAACAGTATTTACAGTGTTGACCGGTCCGGTAGGAATCGCTATTGGCGCTATAACGGCAGTTGCTACAGCTGCACTGTTAATTAAAACTTATTGGACACCTATAACAACATTCTTCAATACTCTCTGGGTATCTATAACAACTATATTTACAGGAATACAAACGTCTATAGTTGGAGCTTGGCAATATATTTATACTACTGTAACCAGTGTAGTTACTTCTATAGTAACAACGGTAACTAGTATCTTTACGGGTCTTACTAATATACTTACTTCACACCAAACAGCAATAAGAAATACAGCTATTGTTTTAGGTACTATTTTTGGACCAAGTCTGATAATATCTGGAACACAAGCAGCTATTGCAGGGGCACAGATTGCAAGTAGTTTTATCGTTAGTGTAATAAGTGCAGGTGTGCAAGCTGTAGTAAGTGGGGCACAGATAACGGCAAGCTTTATAGCTAGCATGATTCAGGCCGCAGCATCAGCCATAACTTCTGGTGCATCTGTTACTACTGGATTTATTGCAAGTATGATTTCAGCTGGGGCACAAGCAGCAGTAAGTGCAGCTG